ATATACCTTCGCCGAAAAGAGTACCGGAATATTTTCAAAGTTTATGGTGGAAGAGAGTTGATATGAGTTTAAGATTTAATGAATTAGTGGTCAGGAGCATATCTGTTCCGGCTATAACCAGTATAGAAGTTGGCATATATGACGACAATGGCAACTTAATTGCTGACATTACAGAATAAAATAAAGAGAGGTAAAAATGACAACTTTAAATTTAAGTTCAATAATTGACGTATCAGTGGAAGTTTCCCCTTCGTCTGCCCCTAGAGCAACCTTTAATCAATTATTGATTGTTGGTACTACAGGGCTTACTATTGCAACGCCGATTACAACTTCAGAGAGGGTAAGAGAATATACGGAAACAGCCGATATGCTTACAGATGGATTTCTTACAACTGATGCTGAATATCTTGCCGCTGTAAAATATTTTGGGCAATCTCCAGCACCAGATGTATTATGGGTTGGAGTTAGAGATAATACGACTTCACCTGAAGAATCAGTATTAGAAGCATTGATTGCTTGCAGAGCTGCGGAAGCAGATTGGTATATTTGTTATTCAGTAGAAGCAATTTCTACTGATATTGAAGAAATTGCACCAGTTATTGAGACAATGACTCCTTCTACTATATTTGCATATAATTCGTCTGATTCAGATATTCTTACTTCTAATCCTGACCCTGACGATATTTGCACTACATTGAAAAATAATAGCTACCAGAGGACAATAGGACAATATAGTTCTATTTCTCATGCTATAGCTGCTGTAATGGGAAGAGCTTGCGGGTTAAATAATGGAAATGCAAATTCAGCATTTACTTTAATGGGTAAGAATCTTGTTGGCGTAACAACTGAAAGTCTTACTTCTTCACAAAGATCAATTGTAGAAGCTAAGAACTGTAATTTATATTTATATTATGCAAATTATTATTCTATATTTGAGCAAGGGGTAATGGCGAATGGTTATTTCTTTGACCAGATAATGAATAGAGATATGTTGGTAAATGATATCCAGCTTTCTTGCATGGATTTAATTTATCAGAATAGAAAAATACCGCAAACAGAATCTGGCATGACAATGATTTATAATGCTCTTGTTAAATCTTGTGAGCTGGCAGTTGCAAGAGGACATCTTGGCCCTGGAACTTATACCGGAATCAACTTCAAGAATTTAAACACTGGAGACGCAATGCCTAATGGATATGTAATTCAGCAAGATAGTCTTGCGGCTCAGTCATCTGCCGACAGAGCATTAAGAAAAGCACCGGCATTCTATGTAACAATTAAAGAAGCGGGGGCTGTCCATTCTCTTACCGTGCAAGTTCTTGTGGATATATGATCGTCTATAAAATAGAAAATAAAATCAATAGTAAGATTTATATTGGCCAAACTAAAAAAGAATTAAATCAAAGATTTTTTGAACATTCAAAATCCAAATCCCTTATTGGAAGGGCTATAAATAAATATGGGATACAATCATTTAATGTTTCTATAATTGATGAAGCCGAAAGTAGAGAAACATTAAATGAAAAAGAAAAATATTGGATTGGTTATTATGATTGTATAAATCCAAAAGGGTATAATCTTACTATTGGTGGTAACGGAGTTAATGGATATAAACATTCGGAAGAATCAAAAGAGAAAAATAGACAAAATCATTTAGGGAAAACTGCTTCTAAAGAAACCAAAGAAAAAATGAAAGGTAGAATACCCTGGAATAAAGGTTTAAAAGGATTTTTAAAAGGAAGAATTGTTTGGAATAAAAATAAAACAGGAGTGAAAACTAGTTCTAAAGGGCGAATTCCTTGGAATAAAGGCTTGACGAAAGAAACAGATGAAAGAATTGCTAGTTATTCCGAAAGCCTTAAAAATTCTACTTCTGATAAAGTTTTTAAAAAAGGTCAAGTTCCTTGGAATATAGGGGTACCAACTATCCATTCTGAAGAGTCTAATCTTAAAAGAAGCAACACAATGATTGGTAAAAAGAAGCCGATAGAAACAGTTAAAAATATGAAAATAGCTCAACAGAAAAGAAGAGCTAAAGAAAAATTTAATAAGACATAAGGAGGATATAATATGTCTCAAAGCACATATAGTTTTCTGGATACAATTATTGTATTCGCGCATCCAGATTTAGCAATACCAATTACAGTTACAGGTGAAGGAGCAGGAAGTATCTCTGTATCGATGACAGACAATAGAACTTCAATGGACACAGCCGCAGATGGCTCGATTATGATTTCAAAGATCGCTGGAAATTCAGGTTCTGTTTCTATTAATGTTCAGCAGACTTCTTTGGTTCATAAGAAATTATTGGCATTATATAATCAGTTAATTTTAGCTCCCCCATCAAGTTGGGCAACAGCAGCGATGACAATTAAAAATATTACAGACGGTACAGGTCATTTATGTACTGGAGTTGCATTCCAGAAAATTCCCGATAAGAGCTATCAGAAAGAAGGCCAGCATGTTACTTGGACCCTGATGGCCGCAGACATTCAAAGTTTAACAGTTTAATTTAATTAAAAAGGAGAAAGTTTTATGATTAGGGAGAAAACAAAAACATTTGAATTTCAAGGCAGACGTTGGCAGGTAGCTAAAGTTTCTGCTCTTGACGGTTCAAATATTATTCGCAAATTTACTACTTCTGGAAAATCAAATCCTCAAGAATTTTTGCAATCATTGCCAGATGAGCAATTTATGAATATACAAAATACATTGCTTTTATCAATATCTGAAGTGCAAACAATTAACAATCAAGAAATAATGTTGCCAATAATTACTCCTTCAGGAGCATTATCAAATTCAATATCGGAGGATGCAGGGTTAATATATATGCTTACAGTATTTGCTTTAGCTTTTAACCTGCAAAGTTTTTTCGACGAAAACGCATTGAAGGAATTTCAATCAATAGCCCAAACTTTCAATGCGTAGAACTTGTAAATGTAGATAGTTTTGCATACTATCCAGTAACAGCAGGGTATTGGAAACAGCATGAAGTATTTGACGGAACCTATACAATAGATGATTTATTAGATATCCATGAATTACTATTAATTAAATCAGAAAATGAAAAAAGACACAGAGAATCAGAACAAACAGGGGATAGATAATGGATACTTCTACTATTAAATCATACCTTATATCGTTGGGCTTTGAAGCTGACGATAATATGTACCGTAAATTTTCAGCCGCTTTACAAAAAGCTTCCGGCGAAGTTGAAAAACATACAAGTATAATTGCTAATTCTTATGTGAAAGCTGGCGGAGTTATTGTAGGAGCTATTGGAACAGTAGTGGCTTCTACAACTATGCTTTTAGATAGTCTTGCCAAAGCTGATTTAGGGTATGAAAAATATGCCATGCGAATGTACATGGCAAGAGATGCTGCAAAGCAATTTAAAATAGTTACTGATTCAATGGGAGAATCATTAGAAGATATTGCATGGATTCCAAAGCTTAATGAGAGATATAAATCATTAATGGCAGAAGCTCATAAAATGGAATTGCCCACTTCATATCAAGAACAAATGAAAATGATTCGAGGGATTGGTTTTGAATTTACCCGTTTAAAAGTAGAATCAATATATGGGTTACAATGGATAGGGCATAATTTAATAAAGCATCTATTTAAGCCTATTTCGGACAGTAAAAATAGTTTTAAAAGTTTTAATGATTATATAGTAGAAAAAATGCCTATATGGTCAGAAAAAATTGCTTCTGCTTTTTCTAAAGTTTTAAATATTATTTTAGATAATGGGAAAGCATTATTTTTAATGGGAGAAAAGATAAAAGGTTTTTGGGATAATATAAGCAATCCAGAAAAAATCGCTATATTTGGAACTGCCCTTACAATGTTATTTATAGCAGGCGGCCCAGTTACTCAAGCAATAATTGGATTTGGCTTATTAACTTTAGCTATAAGCGATTTGATGGGTTATTTAGATGGGAAGAAAACTATAATTGACCCTGATATATTTGAAGGTATTATATGGGCAGCAGAAAGAATGGCTCTAGGATTTAAAACTGCTTATTTAGCTTTAAAGTCATTGGGAACTTTAGCGGCAGGACTTGGAGCATCTTTGGCAAGTAAAACAACATGGGGAATTGGAGGAAGAGATTGGACGGCATTTAAAGAATCTTTAAAAGACACAGGAAAAATGTGGGAAGATTTTAGTGTCTCTGAAGATAAAAAATTAAAATTAGAAGAAGAAAATAAAAAGAAAAGGGTGCAAGCGAATAAAGAAGGAACTAGTAATTCTGAAGGTTGGGAAAATCAACAGTCTCAAATAATTTCTGCTGCGCAAAAAGCTTCAAGTGAAACTGGCATCCCTGCTCAATTAATTTATAGTCAATGGGCAGGAGAAACGGGTAATTTTACAAATAGAGGGGCAAGAGAATTAAATAATTTTGCAGGAGTTAATGTTCCTGGAGGCAAAGGAGAAGATTATAGAAAGTTTTCGTCGCCCGCTGAATTTGGTGATTATTGGGCATCTATGATAAATAGAAGTTATCCAGAAGCTAAAACAGCAAAGACTCCTGCTGAATTTGCTAATGCTTTAAAAAAAGGAAGAATAGGAGCCTATTATTCCGACTCTGTTGAAAACTATACTAATATGCTTGAGGGGCAAAAAGGAGCATATAATAAAGCAATAGGGGAGGGGAATACCGTTACTCATAATTGGAACATTACTGGTAGTAAAAGTGATGCAGAAGCAATTGCAAATAAAATTAAAACAGAAGCAGGCGTCAATAATACATTAATGTTAAAATCTGCTGGGCCAATTCCCTTTCGTTAATTAAAAGGAAATATAATGACTATAAATAATCCAAATTTAGGTTTAACAAATGCTCAATATTCTCCTTGGAGAGTCTCTGCTGAAGCTATTGCTGGTTCATCTTATATTTTTGACCCTGCAAATGTAGGCAATACTCCTTATAGGCCAAAACAATGGAATGAAGAATTATTATTTTTTTTAACAGCTTCTGTTTATGACCTTAATACAAAAGAATACTCAATAAGATATTATTATTTTGATGGAGTATTAAAAACAGAACATGTCAATCAAAGAAGAATAACACAGCATCCGGTCCAAGTTGGAGCCAATATAACCGATCATAGTTTTCAGCTTCCTGCAAGATTAACAATGGAAATTGGTGTATCAGATGTAATGGATTGCTATAGCCTTTCTAATGATTGGACATCAGAGACTGTAGGTCGTTCTATAAATGCCTTTCAAGGATTAAAAAAACTACAAGAATCAGGGAAATCATTATCGGTAACAACAAGATTATTTACTTATGACAATATGATAATTGAAAGCATATCTGTCCCCGAAGATTATAGAACATTGTATTCATTAAGGGCCTCTATTATTTTTCAGCAAATTATAACAGTTCAAACATCAAGAACAAAAATAAGTTTAGTAAAAAATACAACAGACACCACAAATTTAGGGCCTATTTCTACAGAAGTAATTTCAGTTGATAACCCTTATAATTCAAGCGTAAAAAATGCATTAGGAATATAAATGAAAACAAATAAAGAAAACTATAAATTAAAAGTAAATGTTAAATTTCAATTATTCGATGAGAATGGCAATTTAAAAACTACTCGAAGATTGCATAATGCCAAAACTAATAATGCATTATATGGATTGCTAGATCAGCTTTTAGATACTCCGACATTGGCAAAGGTAGGGTATATGGAATTAGGAACTGGCACCCCAACGGCAACATTGCTTGGAGCATATATTCCCGGTTCAAGAACAGCAATAACAAAAACAAGAACATTAAATGTTGTAACTATTACTTGTTCATTTACCGAAGGCGTTGGGACTGGAGATATAACAGAAGTTGCATTATTTGATGTAGCAACCGAAAATACAGCTAATATGTGGTGCTCAGCAACAGACTTTACAATGATCCCTAAAACAGCGATTGATTCATTGGTAATAACTTGGACACTAACATTAAATTAATTTTAAAAGTTTTAGATTACACGGGTTCGATTCCGTAAGGAGTAATTATGGCACGAATATTTATAGATGGATTTGAGAATGGCTCATTAGATAATTGGATAGATGGTGGAACTGCTATGTACACCACAGCTGTTGTTGGACTTAAAGGAGCTTATTGTGTATCAATAGGTGCAGGATATATAGAACGAGGGTTGACTTCAAATTATGCTGCTTTACATGGAGCATTTAAGATGCACCCTTCTTGGTATGAGACCCCTACTAGAGACTTCTTTTCCTTTATAGATTCTGCAAATACAACCATTTTGTATGTTCGTTTTGCAAACAATGGTCATATATATGTTGTTACTGGTAATGGTACAACAACAGGCACAAAAATATTATTAAATTCTACTACTTACCTTATA